TGGTGGATAAGTATGTTGATAATGGGGATAACTTACCCTAAATAATCAGTTAATTTGTTTACCGTGTCCGTTAACTTTTTGTTTGCTTCATGCTCTTTTTCAAAAAGCCCTTTCCAGTAGTTACGCTCTTTTTCAAGTCTTTCACACGGCAGTTCTTCACTTGTCGGTTCATTCATCATTTTTCTTAAATCTTTATCAGCCTGTACAAGCCCTACCATTTCTAACGCCTTGAAAAAATCATTGTCAAACCATTCCATTTTGCTACCTCCTTTAATTGATATATTTATTATAACACATTTAGAGCAATAAAGCAATACCTTTTTCACATTTCATTTTTACTTCCATACTTACAAAACGCACATTGCCTATTTTGTAGTTATTGGCTAACCACTTTAATTGAGTGATATTTTTAGAACGTGTAAGCAAAGTATTTTCTTTGTGGTCATCAATCGTAAGTGCATATTTTAATTTGCATGACGGGTCAACTTTGTCACTTATGTATATAACACCATTTCTAAAATCGCTATAAACGCCGTAGTTATTGCCGTCATATTCAATAGTAAAATTGTATCTTGCGGACGTTTGCATTTTTTCTATAAAAGAATAGTTATCATAAACATAGTCACCGTCTTTTGCATATTTTCCGTAGTCTGTGCCGTTTAACATTCGTAAAAATTTTGATTTTTCTTTCTTTTCTTTCAAACCACTAGAACCAATAGCATATTGAAACAGTACATTTTCATTTGTCCAAATACCGCCCTTTTCTATCGGTGGGATATTAAAAGCGGGGTGCAAGTGGTAGGGATTGTGAAATTTTGTGTTATTCCCTAACATAAATACAATAACTCTGTCTTCTTCTCTGTCTATTGTGTGATATATGGAAAGTAATAAATCGGGTTCTTTCCAACCGTTAACGTATGAAATAGCCTGTTTTTCTTCCAACATATATTCATCAAATATCATATATTTAACACTCGGGAAACTTCTTTTCTTTATCTTTACCGCTTCACTTAAAGCAATACAATAGCCTAATTGTTTCTTTTCTGTTATATCGCTTTCGGGGTGTTCAATACATAAAAACATATCTTCATTAGTAAATTCAAAAGTATAGTTTTTAAACTCGTTAGCAATAACCTTTTGATATGCTTCTTCTAATACTCCGTGTTTCTTTTCGTCCTGTGTTCTTACAATATACACAAATTCAAAACTCTTTTCTATGCATTTATCAAGGGTGAACATTTGGCAAGTATATGTTTTACCTAAAGAACGTTCACCGTTAATAAGATTAAAATTTCTTTGATATGGTAATATATCGTATATGTTCCAATGTATACCGTCATAAACGTACACTTTTCTAACCTCCTTAAAATAAAGCAAGACATACATTGTTCAAAACGTAGGTGTCAGCCCGTTCACCGCGGGACGGTTTCACCCGTTGACTTCCCACTAGTGCCGTTAAGATTAACAAATGTATGCCTTACACTTGTTATTATATCATGGCTTTATTGTAAAGTCAATATCTTTTAAAACAATCCCGCCTTGAACGTGTGTAAATTGTAACTTGCCCTCAAAACTTGAACCCGCAATAAAATTATCCCATGTGACGTGTTTATAGCAACGCGACGGCATACCAGCACACGTTATATTTAATTCTCCGTCAATTTCTTCTATATAGGTTTTTTGCCTTACAAAACGCGCCCTTGTGAATGTGCTTTCGTGTTTCCATGCCCCTAATTTTACAGGGTCAACTTCAAGCCCTTTCGGCATTTCTGTACCAATTAAATGCAAACTATCAGTATCAGCATAAAGGAATCTGTCATATACTTTTTGCGCGCTAGTAATTGTTTTGTGCCTAGCCCATGCCGTTATGAAAGTTCCTACGGGTATATAAATCGGGTTACGCGTTTCTTTTTCTCCTAATGTGTATTTTATTATACCGTTATCGTAGTAAGGTATTTTTGATTGTACGTTAGGATTTAAAGCAAATTTACCATACAGCGCGTTAAGCATAAGTTTAGCAAGTGTACGCATAGCCTTATTACCGTTCAACGTGCTTTCCATTTTTACCGCGTTCCACTTATCTATATATTCTTTGAATAGTCCTGTTGCACTTTTGAATTTCCAACCACTATGCCACGTTATATTATAAACGTGGTAATGCTCAAAAAATAGTTCAAGGTCAACAGACGTTAAACACATTGTAACTTCTTTATCTTCACTTGATGAAAGGTAAGCCGTAGGCATAAAAGAAAGGTTGTTTTTTAATTGTATTGTAGGTATGTAATTTTCTTTCAATTCAAATTGACAAGTAAACATTTGCACATACAAATTATACAATTTATCGGGTTTATATTTACCATCAAAAAATATACCCTCCCCGTATGGTAACGGTTGATAGTACATAATAGACGGATAAAGACTATTCACATCTAATACTATCCCCGCGCCTATATCTTGCCCTTGTCTTCGAGGGTCACAATATGTAAAACCACCCTTATAACTTTGTCTAACGTCAAAATCATAGTCGGGTATAGGAAACCATTTACTAAAGTTCTTTTTGCCTACAATTTTCTTGTAGTCATACAGGGCGTTACTTCCTTGCGTCATTTGGCGTAAGTCTTGATTGAATAATGTCAATAAAGCCCTTGACATTATTTCAACGTCATTTCTTAAATAATCTATTTCGTGTGGTGTTAAAATATGCCCTATTTCTTTTTTTTCGTCATAATCTATTTCTAGTTTAGATATAGGTAAATTAAAACCTTTGGCTATTGCTTCAACGCTGAAAGGTAAAATCTTCAAAGAATCATAGATTGTAATTTTTTCCGTTTTGTCCTCATTCTTATTAAAACAAATTTCTAACGAATAAAATTGACCCTTATCAGATATTAGCGTTGTAAACGTTTTTGTTTTTAATTTTCTTCTATCCGTAACATGCTTATAATCATGTTCAAACAAATAGCACAATATAAATTCGCCGTCAAATTTTAAGTTATGAAAATAAAAAGTTGAACCTATGTTATTTTTAGCAAATTCAATAAACCATTCTAAACTATTACCGTATTTGAAACTATGCGTTTCGTCAATACTACATATCCCACAAGCCCACACGCGACAGTCTAGGGGGTCGGTTGTTGTTTCAAAATCAGCAGTAAAAAGCATATTTTAATGCTCCCCCTTTTTCTTATATTTTACGTGTAGCCGTTACTTCCAAAATGTTCTATTATAGATTCAATCTTTAAATCAACCTCTATCGGGTCATAAATAAAATCTAATTGTAGAACAGGGTCATTATAAAAAAGGTCTGTGAACTCGTCGGGGGGTATGTTTTCTACAATTCCTATTATATTATTACCTTTTGCACCAAATACATTATAAAGCCCTTTGATATAATTTTCTTTGTACCTTTCCATTTTTTCATAATTATAATTACTTTTAACTTGTTTTTCTACTGTTTCAATAAACTTATCCCATTCTTGCGGGCGTATTTTATCTATATTATACTTTTTAGGGTTTAGGCTGTTTGCTTGTATACTTCCCATTGTACCCTTGTATGTCGATACATTAGCCCTTTCCTTTTCAATCGCTCTTTGTCTGTTAATTTGTGCAACTTTATAACCTATTTCTTTTCTTTCCCATGATGTTGTTTTAATACCGCTTTTACTTGTATACGGTTTTTCAGCCCCCTTTTTTAAGAAACGTGACAAACTATTAACTTCACGGTTGAAATCACTACGTGTTCCAATGTTTGCCGTCAATTCTTTAACCGTTATTTTTTCGGGTAAGTACGGCGCAAATTCGGGGTGCTTTTTTAGCGTTCGTGTTATTTTGGCGTTGAATTGTCTAACTGTGTTAGATATTTTTTCTCTATCAGATTTACGCCATTTAATGTTATATTGTTTAGGCATTTATAAAAATCTCCTTTATAAGATACTAGAAAACCGCGCGTTTCTATCTTATTATATAAAACAAGGTCGTAAAGTTCGTTATTATTCACCCACAATTTAAAGCGTTTATATAGTGAATATATTAGCGTTTCCCTGTTTTCCTTAAATTGTTCGTTAAACTTTTCAAGGTGGTTATTGCTACTAAAATAGAATGTTATACCATTCAAGGTAGTTTTGTACGGCGATTTTATTAAATCATAAACAATACCGTTTCTTGTCATACTCATAATTGAAAATAGCGGGCGAACTATAAGCCCGCCCGCTTTCCTCCTTACTTATTCTATTTAACCATATTGAAAGTAAGTAACTTTCTATCGCCCTTTGTAATCTGAACAACCTGTAATTTAACGGGCTTTTTCCATGTTGTCGGGCTTCCTTTGATTGCAAAAATCTTTTTCAGTGCGCTAAACACGCCCAATGAAACAGCCTGATAACCTACGCCGTCAGTATCAATCAATACAATTCTAGGGCACATATTCGCTTCGTTTGTTTCACGGTTCACACACGTTACTACTTCACAAAATACGTGTTTAACATTGATTGTCATGTTGATACAATCGCCGAGTCTTTTTTCGGGGTTGTTCATTGCATTGAAAAGAACAACTTCTTCGTCTTCATTTTTTGGAATCATTGAACAAAACTGTGTTTTGCGTTCCGCTGTCAAGTCCATAATGAAGCGTTCGTCTTCGTCCATTACTGTAAGTGCTGTGCTTCCCTCTGCCTGTGTGTTGTCAAATGGTGTTATACCTTTTACGTTTTCAAATTCGCTCATTTTATTATTCTCCTTAAAATTTTAATGTTCCCCGTATATGTCCGTTAGGTCAGACTTAATGTTTCACGTGAAACATTACTCTTCTGCTTCGTCCTCGTCCTTTTCGTTTCCGCTGATAACTTCCGCTAATTCCATGAATTTTTCAAACGGCAATCCATAAGTTACTTTTTCCTTGTCAATTCCTGTAATAACATAGTTACCATTTTTACCGTACTCTTTACGAACCAACTTTAAAGCCTTGTCGTTGTTCATTGTAACATTGCTGATAGAAATAGGGTCTAATGGGGTTGTTGCAATTTTGCCGTCTTTCATTGTTACGGTTGCGCTGTTGATTGTGTGTGTTTCAATCGTTCTTGTCACTTTCTTCATTTTGTTTACCTCGTCTTTTCAAATTTTGTCAAGTCATGCTTTCTACTCTTATCCATTCGTGATAGAACCTTTTTTCATTATACACATGTCAGACTTTGCTGTTTTTTCATGCACCCGTTGTTCTGAATCACTTTTATGTTTTACTTGCATTTCTTAACTGTCTTTATTATAGCATATACTTGTAGAAAATGCAAGCGTTTTTTATAATTTTCTTCAAAAATATTTTTTTTTTGTTTGAAGTGTGGTATAATATAGGAAAGAAAGGAGGGCTGTTCATGGATTGGAATGTGGTAGTACAGGCGGTTTCAACTTTTGGCTTTCCTATTGTTATGTGCGGGGTAATGGCTTATTATGTTAAGTACATAACCGACAAACACAGGGAAGAAGTCAGCAAGCTAAACGAACAGCATAAACAGGAAATGCATGATATTGTTAAGGCTGTTGACAACAACACAATAGCCTTAACAAAACTATGTGAAAAATTAGATAAGGAGGTTTGAAATTATGGCTAGTGCTAATGATATTGTAAATCAGGCCCGCGCATGGTTGGGTAAAAATGAAGCAAACGGAAGTTTTAAAGAAATCATTGACGTGTATAACAGTCACAAACCGCTTGCCCGTGGTTATGCTGTAAAGTATACTGATGATTGGTGTTCGACTTTTGTAAGTGCTGTTTCTATCAAATGCGGGGCAACTTTAATTTTTCCTACCGAATGCGGTTGTGAAAAACATATTGAATTGTTTAAGTCTTTAGGCTCATGGATTGAAGACGAAAGCATTACACCTAAAGCGGGTGACGTTATTTTTTATGATTGGGATGATAACGGCGTAGGCGATAACAAAGGATATGCCGACCATGTGGGAATTGTTGAAAGCGTTTCAAATGGTGTTATTACAGCAATTGAGGGCAACTACAATTCAGCGGTTCGCCGTAGAACAATCGCTGTTAATGGGCGTTATATTCGCGGTTACGGTAGACCTAAATATGCAAGCGATACAAACACGCCAACACAGAACATTGACACAATCGCTAAAGAAGTTATTGCGGGTAAATGGGGCAATGGAGAAGACAGAAAAAATAATCTAACAAATGCGGGTTATAATTATGCAGAAGTTCAAAGCCGTGTTAATGCTATTCTTAACGGTAGCGGTAACGTTGGTAAGAAAAGCAATGAAGAAATTGCCCTTGAAGTTATTCGCGGTGATTGGGGTAATGGTAATGACCGCAAAAATCGTCTTACCGCAAGCGGATACGATTATTACACCATTCAATCAATCGTCAATAATCTATTATAATGTTTCACGTGAAACATTTTACAGAAAAGGAGGTCTAAAAATGGCATGGATAGGTGGGAATCGTTATCTTTCACAATCAGAAATGGAAAATAACGCAACTATTGTATGGAATTATTTAGGCTCTAAAGGTTGGACGATTAACGCTGTTTCTGCTTTGTTAGGGAATATGCAAAGCGAAAGCACAATAAACCCTAACATATGGGAATCGTTAACGGTTGATTATTCGCGTGGATATGGCCTAGTTCAATGGACACCCGCAACAAAATATATAGATTGGGCGGGGGCTGATTGGGAAAATGGTGATAAAGAACTTGATAGAATTATATATGAGGTTGACAACGGTTTACAATGGTTTTCAAACCCTAACGCGCCAATTGTTAACCCACCAATAACATTCAAGGAATTTACTACGTCAACAGAATCACCCGCAACATTAGCAAACTACTTTTTATGGTACTATGAACACCCCGCCGAAACTATTCAGCCAATAAGAGCGGAACAGGCTAACGCATGGTACGAATTTTTAAGCGGTAAACCACCCGAACCACCCGAACCGCCAACAGGCAAACAAGGTAAATTGCCCATTTGGGCATATTGTAGATTATTTTAAAAGAAAGGAGTGATTTAAAATGGCAATTTTGACAAAAACAGGCATGAACAAAATCTTGCGTAGAATCATGGAAACGGGAAGTTTAACGCCCGACATGGAAGAAGATATTCAGCGTCTACGTGATGATTTTGACGAGCGCGAGGGTATTCTAAAAAAATACGGTGAAACGTATGACGGCGAAGACATGGACGAATACGAATACACAGGACGCGACACAGACGAGATTTACACACCAAAAGAGGAAGAAAAGGACGCTAAAGATTGGCGTACAAAATACGAGAAAATGAAAGCCCGTTATCTTGACCGCTTTTTTGGTGGCGTAGACAACGACAAAAAATTTGAAGAAACAATGGACGAAACACGCGAAGATGTAGAACGTGACGGCGAACCACAGACATTTGACGAACTACTTGAACGTGTTGAGGGCTAAACAAATTTAAAGGAGGAAATAAAAATGCCTACAATCCCTAAAAAGGCTAAAAGCCTTAGTGAAATGAACAGCGCGGATATTTTAAATGTTACGCGTTCTGAAATCGGTGGCACTTATGCCGACCAAATTCCCGCAGTTGTAAAAGTTGGTGACACATTGCCAAACGGAAGAATTGCAACACAGGCGGACTCTATCGCGTCATTGCGCGGGATTGGTGAAATTATGATGACTTATCAGCCGTTACAAAATGCTTTCTTGTCCGCGCTTGTAAACCGTATCGGGCGCGTAATCATCACAAGTAGACTTTATGAAAACCCGTGGGCGGGCTTCAAGAAAGGATTGCTTGAATACGGCGAAACTATTGAGGAAATTTTTGTCAACCTTGCTAAACCGTATCAGTATGACCCGACCGTAGCGGAAAGCGAAGTTTTCAAACGTAGAATTCCAGACGTTCGCGCGTCTTTCCATAGCATGAATTATCAGAAGTTCTACCCTACAACCGTTTCCAACGACCAGTTAAGACAGGCATTTCTTTCATGGCAAGGAATCACCGACCTTATCGGAAAGATTATTGAACAGGTTTACACGGGTGCTAATTATGATGAATTTCTTGTAATGAAATACATGATTGCACAGGTAGCACTTAAAGGGGAAATTTACCCTGTAAATGTTCCCGCAGTAACCGCCGATAATGCGCGTAGTGTAACAACTACTATGGTGTCACAGGCTAGAAAACTTTCATATATGTCAAGTCAATACAATCGTGCGGGCGTTAAAACATATACAGACCCTAACTTTTTGTATATGATTCTAACAACGGATATTGAAAGCATTTTTGACGTTGAAGTTTTGGCGTTATCTTTCAATATGAATAAGGCTGAACTTATCGGGCGTCAGATTGGTGTTGATGGTTTCGGAATTATTGATGAAGAAAGACTTGCGGAGATTTTCGCGGACGACCCGTATACAAATTATGTGCCTTTCACAAAGGAACAGAAAACAGCGCTTTCTTCTATTGCGGGACTAATGGTTGATGAATCGTGGTTTATGATTTTTGACAACTATTACAACATGACAGAAATTTACAACCCACAGGGCTTATATTGGAATTACTTCTACCATGTGTGGAAAACTTTCTCTATTAGCCCGTTCAGTAACGCGGTTTTATTTACCACAGAAACACCCGCAATTACTAGCGTCACAGTTTCGCCCGATAAGGTGACAGTTGCGAAAGGTGCAACGGTACAGTTTAGCGCGGTGGTTGTAAACACAGGTTTTGCACCAAAAGACGTTATTTGGAAGGTGACAGGAACGGAAGCCACAACAAGCACTATTGACGTTAACGGGCTTTTAACTGTATCAGGTGCGGAATCAAATACAACGCTAACGGTTACGGCTATAAGTGCGTTTAGCGATTCAATGAAAGGAACGGCAACGGTAGCAGTACAGGCGTAAGGAGGGTTAAACATGAATGTAATACCAATGACACCTATAACAAGTGTAAAGGTATGTAAAAATGTTCCCCTTGATTCTACCTATAAGGACACGTTAGATTTTTCTAGCGTGTCCGCACAGGTAGCATATTTTACAGGTAAAGCAAAGTACACTTTTACCGACCTTACACCCGTAAGACTTCAAAACGCATTAAGGTTACCCGTTAACTCTGATAGCCTTTATGATTGTAATTATATCATGTTTCAAAACGCTAATTTTGCTAACAAATGGTTTTATGCGTTTATCAAAAATATCCATTTTGTCAATGTAAATATGAGTGAAATTGAAATTGAACTTGATGTAATACAAACATGGTGGTTTGACATAACAATAAAACCGTCATTTGTTGAAAGGGAACATATAAACAATGACGCTATCGGAAATAACCTAATTGCTGAAAACCTTGAATTAGGCGATTATATAGCAAGGGATTTTGACGGCACAAATATATTAGGCGGTTCTTCAATCGTAGTAGCGGCTACAACAGATAGTGAGGGCACAAAAGTAGCAGGCGGTACTTATTGTGGTATTTATAGCGGGCTATATTTTAGCGTCTTTACTGATTATAGCGGTGTTAATACAATGATTGAAACGTTAACTAATGCTAATAAAAGTGACGCTATTGTAGCAATCTTTCAAATGCCTACGGCTATGGTTGGTGAAATAGGTAGTAGTGCAAAAAGTTACGATATTAGCAAAGTTAAAAACTTTTCAGATATTGACGGTTATACACCCCGAAACAATAAATTATTTACACACCCGTTTAATTTTCTGTATGTAACAAACCTTGACGGAAACGGCGCAGAATTTCATTATGAATATTTTAGCGACAATTCATGCACGTTTTTATTGGGGGGTGATATGTCATGTAACCCCCAGATATTTTTAGCCCCTACTAATTACAAGGGGGTAACAGCTAACTATAATGAAAAAATGGTTCTTGACGGATATCCTCAATGTGCATACTCAACAGATTCATTCAAAGCATGGTTAGCACAAAACGGGGCAAGTACAGCGGTTAGTGTTTTAGGTAGTGCGTTTACAACAGCGGTAGGAATAGCAACATTAAACCCGTTAGCAATAGCGGGGGGCGGTTTGAGTATAGCGGGAACGCTTGCGAAAATTAGCGAAACCGCAAGTTTACCTAGACAGGCGCACGGTTCAACGGGTTCAAGTGCTAGTTTTGCCGTTGGTATTAAAGACTTTGCTTTTATGCACATGACTATTAGACGTGAATACGCCGAATTAATTGACGATTATTTTGATATGTACGGTTATGCCACACATAAAGTAAAATTGCCTAATATAACAGGTAGACCGTCATGGAATTATGTAAAAACTATTGATAGTAAAATTATCGGTAGTGTTCCATTTGACGATATGAATAAAATCCGTTCGATATTTGATAGTGGTTTAACTTTTTGGCATGGTGACTGGGTTGGCGATTATACCCGTAACAATAAGAATTAGAAGGGAGGTAGGGAAGCATGAGTAAAAGCGCAAAAAGACGTTGGCAATCGGCAGAGTTGAACAATAAGACCTATATTGATTATTATAATAGGTTAATGGAATTAGCGTTAAACGTCTTTGAATGGGAAAACCTACCCCCTAGCGTTGACGAAAGATTTCTTGAATTAACATTGTATGAAATGGGCTATTGTCTGTACTTTAATGATGAAATTATAGGGAATCTTGCATTAACTTGCACTATTGGCGGTCAACTTGATGTTTACCGGATTCCTGTATTGCGTAGGGCTTACGCCGTGAACGGCTATAATAAAATGTGCAGTACAAAAGATAGTGTTTTAATATTCAATAACTATCTTCATACGCCTACACAATTAACTATTGAATTATTCGCGCGCAGACTTTATGAGATTGAAAGGGCTATTGACGTAAATGTAAAAGCACAGAAAACCCCGACGCTTATTTTATCTAGCGAACAGCAACGCTTGACAATGCAAAATCTGTATATGCAGTATGACGGTAACAAGCCTTTTATATTTGGTGACAAAAATATGGATATTGAGGGAATAAAGAGTTTAAAAACGGACGCGCCTTTTGTGGCTGATAAACTCGAAATCCTCAAGCACCAAATTTGGAATGAAGCGTTGACGTTTTGCGGTATTGAAAACAGCAATCAAGACAAAAAAGAAAGGCTTGTAAGCGATGAAGTTGGTAGCAACTACGGAAATATTGAAGCGCAAAGAAATGTTATGTTAAATGCCCGTAAACAGGCGGTTAAAAAAATAAACGCTATATTTGGAACTAACATTGATGTGCATTTTCGTTCCAACCTTGCAACTATAGTTAATGTTGATAATGTTTCACGTGAAACATTAGAAGAAAGCGAGGTCGAAGAAAATGAGTAAATACACAACACAAGTACGGTGGATAATTGAGCAACTCACTAGCGATAGTAAGAATTTGCCTATATCGCAACGTGTAAGTTTGGCTTGCCCTAAAATTTTCAATTTTAATTTTCCTATGTGGCTTGAAGAATATCGACCAACTTTAGAAAAGAAAATTTTAATGCACTACTTCAACAAGGAAATAGGTTTTGAAACAGTTGGTTTGTGGAAATTCTACTTAGAAGAGCGGTTGAATTTGATAATGCCTTATTATAATGAACTATACAAAACTACTGTAAAGGACTATGATTGGCTAACAGATACAAAAGCCCATGAAACTTATGTAGGAAATAAGAAGTTACAAGAAAACGCAAAATTTGACGCTAACGGAAACGTAAAAAGTACCTTGATAGGAGATACAACAGACGATTTCACAGGAAAAGTACAAGATACAGGCGGTGAAACTTTTAGCGGCACGGGTTCAAGTACAACAGACGGTACACAATCGCAAAATACAAAAACCCTTGAAAGTGATTTACCGCAAGCTAATTATGCTAATCTTGATTACGGCACAAAACTAACAGAGGGTGAACAATCGGGAATTTCTCACGAGGAAAGCACAACAATGAACGACAGCACAACAGACAGAAGCAACACAACAGATACAACAAATAAAGACGTTGTACATGCTACACAAAATAGTAACACAGACACAGCACAGCAAAGTACTAATGATTTACAGAGTAACACGGACGATATTTATACACGTGACCGCGTGGGCGCATTTGGTAGCCATTCATTAACTGAATTACTTATACAATACCGCGATAGTCTTATAAATATTGATAACATGGTTATAGATGAATTAAAAGATTTGTTCATGATGATATATTAAAAGGAGGTGTCACAATGTTAAACGGATTTCAACCAATAGCAAGTTTTCGTTTTTGGTGTCAAAAAGTACTACCCCTTGTTTATGATGATTCACTTTCATATTATGAGGTTCTTTGTAAATTAACTGAATATATGAATGTTGTAATTGCCAATCAAGATTTTTTCAACAAGACTTTAGAAGAATACGGGTTGACTATTGAACAACTACAAAAAGACGTTGAAGATTTGCAATCAGAACTTGAAAAGGTTAAAAACGGTGATTATGTAAGTCTTTATCTCGATTCGATTATTGCATGGATTGATAAGAACTTACAAGGGTTAGTTGCTAGAATTGTAAAATATGTTTGTTTTGGTCTTACTCAAAACGGTTATTTTATAGCATATATTCCCAACACGTGGGATTTTATAACGTTCGATACAATCATTGACCCAACAAATGATTTATACGGGCATTTAGTTTTAAGGTGGTGAAAATATGATAGAAGTAAACACAGATAATGCAGTTGTAAACGGAAACTTTAACATTCTTGAACCATTAGACGCAGTCTCAGAGATTTACAAAAAGAATCTTAACACAGAAGCATATTGTATTTTACTGTATGGAAAGGAGTACACAAAATGAGTACACAGCAAGGAAGTTATAACACTTATATAGGGGCGCGCTATGTTCCTATATTTGAGGAGCAATGGGATAATTCAAAAACATATGAACCACTTGTAATTGTTGAATATCAAGGTAACAGTTACACAAGTAAAACATATGTTCCGATAGGGGCAGACATTAACAATACAGATTATTGGGCGTTAACTGGAAACTATAACGCACAGGTTGAAGCATATAGGAAAGAAGTTTTAGCATTAAGGAATCAAGTGAACACTTTTCAAACAGGATTTGACACACTTAATAAAGAAGCACCTAATTATGCGTGGGTTAACGTTCTTCACATTCCATTTGAAGGCCTAGAAAGTTTAAAAGGTGATGGTGTTACAGATGACGCACCCGCTTTAAATGCGCTTATTGCCTATTTAAAATCAAACAATATTTATGCAAGAATCTATTTCCCACGTTCCGTTTATTTACTGAACAGTCCTATTACGATTGACACTAACCATTTATATTTTGAAGGAGAAGAAAAAGGCGGTACGGAATTTAAGTGCAACGTTACAAATGTTACAATGTTCACTATTTCAAACGCACGTTTTATTAAATTTGAAAATATTGCTTTTTGGATGCGTGACATTGATGATACATTCGTTAATACATTTGTTTCCATTCAAACAACTAATCAAGTAGAGTTTTCTTATTGTATGATGTATGACGCTAAATTCCCATTGATAATTAACAACGGGGCGGGTACGCATTTATTTGAATTAGTAATATCTACAAATAATGCTTCCTATGCAGACGCTATCGGAATACAAATGACTGGTTTAAACAACAGCACAAGATTTACTAATGTAATTATAAATCAAAGAGGTAATACAGGAAATACTCGTTGTCTGTATATAAGGGAAAAAATTCAAGACTTATTCATAAACCATTTAGAAACAGCGGGTGGGGCTATTGCCGTTGAAATCACTAGTGACACTTCTAAACCGTATGTTAATATAAGATTGGTTAATTGCATATTTGATGAACCAACGCAACGTGGCTTATATATACATGATATTTCTAATACGTTATCGAGTATAGTTATTCAAAATGCTATTATTGGAATGATGAACAACGGGGGCATAAATGTTCGTTTAGAAAATTGTAATAACATTTTGTTGGATAATATCAATATGTATAATACACATTCTTTGACAACGCTTACGGGTTTAAGTGCTAATGTAAACAATAATTGCCGTTTAAGGGGCGGAGTTATTACAGACTGTTCTGCACCAGTTAACATTTTTGGTGCAAGTGTGGGTATGGTCATTGAGGGAGTTCAAATAAGAAACATAAATGTAGCTTGTAATCCTGGAATAAGTCTACAGCAATGTTATAATGGCAGTATTTTAAACAATACTATTATTGGTAAAATAACTACACCCTTTAATATAGCGGCAACTTCTCACTATTCAGTTTTTAGTGGAAATAACGTAAATGCAGACGCTAACACTTCAAACATAATTAAAGATACAACAGTTCAACAGGGCGCAAACAATTTATATTATCAAGGTATGTAATATC